GCGCCCATTTGTGGCTTTGTCAGCACGTCCGACTCGACCACCAAGTACCGCCGGAGTTCTACGTTGTCATTCGACCTGCTGATTGATTCGGTCTTAAAGACCGCGCCGGTTGTAAACTGCCCTACCGGAGACTTGATGATCGCCCAATCAGACTGCTTTCTAAAGTTCTGCGGATGATTGCCACTGTCCTTGACCGCGCCGATCCACAGATTGTCATCCGGCTGGAACAAGCTCAAGATGCAATGGTAATCGTTTGTATCGTCACCCAAAGCCTGCGGGCTTTCCTCATACATATCTGCGGGGTCCCAATTGTATTCGTTGAGATACTTAGCCTTATTTGATTCAGCAAGTATTGCGATTCGCTCGTTTAGTTCAGTCTCAGAATCCTTCTGGATAATCAGTTTTGATGTATCAGTACCAAGCGTACGCAATGACGTACTTGGCCTCATGAGCGGATCGTTGAGAAGAATCTTGCGCAACTTGTAATTCATGTCATCCCGAACCACTTGGCAACTTGTATGCCAGCAGAAGATGGTTGGCACGCCGTCAATGAATACTGTCGTATCCCTTACGCGGGTATGGCTGGAGTGAAGATGTTCCCCTGGGCAACGACAAAGACCATGATTGGCCGACTGCCATTCAACCGGCCCAACAACCTTCTCGGCATTCGATTGCGAGTTCATAAAAAAGAATCCGGCTTTGTTTCAAGTGGCCGACACACAAAGAGAGCCAGACACAGGATCTCCCTGTGTACCATTCGCCGGATTAAGTCAGACTGCTTCCTTGAACTTCTTGAGTTCTGCCTCAAGACTCGAAATCACATCGCGCATCTGCATTTGGAATCTCTCGCCGTTATTATAAACGTAGCGAGCCTTCTCAATGTTCTCTTCAAACTTCTGTATCAGTTCTTGTTTTGTCATTTGGTGTCTCCTTTGTTGTTTTCTAGCTGGGTTTCGTCATTTGATGCAAGCACAATATTGCGCCTCTTCTGTTCTGCATTGATGGCTGACTCAATCTTCTCGCACTCCGACATAAATAAAAACTCATCACCGCATTCCGGACATCGCGTTCTGGTTATGTCTGGAACTGTAAAAGGCTCTCCGTTTAGCTTGCAAACAGTCTCCAGCTTGTAGTCACCGGTAACCTCAACTGTGTTTGACTTGTTACAGGATGGACACAACTCTGCCGGAGGAATCTCGTCAATCATTTGCTGTTTTCTAGCTCAATCGCCTTCTTCGATGCAAGCACAATATCTTCGGCCTTTATGTTCCGCAGGGCATTGCACCACATCTGAGTCTTGGGAGTCTTGTTGGTTGCATCCTTACACTTCGCCTGTGGCAATCCGGCATGCGGACGGCAAGGCGCGTGCGGGCAAACATCCGGCTTAAACACCGACACGTTCAGCGGGTAGAAAGACATTCTATCGGCTGGATCGTATGACCCCCACAGCGACACGCATGGCGTGTTAAGTCCGGCAGCAATATGGTTTACGCTACTATCCGGAGCTACAACAAAGTCAGCGTTGGCAACCACCGGAAACAACGACCTTATCGCTTTTGTGGTATTGAATAAGTCAACCACTCGCGGGTGATCGACATTGAAGTTGTTGCTGTTATCCAGCCCTATGATTACCGCGTGATGCTCTGGATGCGCCTCTAGCAATGCCAGCACCGCATCCTGCCCCATCTTTGGCGGGTAGGTGCGGGTAGGTCCGCTAGATGAAACATGATAGGCAAAATACTTTGCGGGCAACGGCCACTTGCCCAATGCCTTTAGCTCGTCATGGTCTTGCTCGACCAAGTTTAGGACTGGCTTACAATACTTAGCCATCGTCTTCTCATCCCAAACCCCCATCCATTCGTAGATTCGCTTGTAGCAGTTTCCTGGTCCAGTACCAAGTTTTGTGTCTCCAACCTGCCCGCTGAACAGGTCGTCTGTTGGCAAGTGACTGTCGTAGCTATCCCAAGCCTCTAGCGTGCATGGTAGCGGGTAAAGTTTTGCGCCTAGTCCGGCATAGAGCGGTAGGTTGCGAGCAGGAGCGTAGACATCCACAATTCCACCAGACTCCTGCACCAAGTAGTTGACGAAGGCCGTGGCAATGACCGCATCACCAATCGCACCAGCCCTGTAGACGGCTGTAGCCCCGCCCGCAGACCTGCCCTTGTAGTATGGCTTAATCTTGTGTGGGCATGGGATTGAATCGTTCCAGATCCCGCCAGTAAGCTCGTCCGGAAGCACATAAGTGTTGCGAACATGAAGTAGGTTGTCATCCACCTTGTGGATTGAGTTGGTTTGATTAGTCCATAGTTTCATTTGTTTCTCCTTATGTTTGGCATCATATCTACAAAGATCGGCATTTGACCAGCACAATTACTTTGAATTATGTTGTAGTAGGCAAAATCAATAGCGTCCTCCCTGTTCCACCTGTTGTTCTTCATGAGTGCTTTGATAAGCCATTCAACGGAATAGACAGTGTGAAGCTCTCCGTTAACATCCGCCACCCCCATGATCGCATCGTCAAGACCATTGATAATAATGGTGGATGCATCATCCGGCAGGATCTTGACTATCGGGTGAGTCTTTCCACTTCGTTTATACATCTGATGATCTCTTGAGCGACTTGCGGTACGATAGCGTTTCCGAGGGATTTAAGTCGAGCCACCCTGTTGGGTATCCCATTAGCCAAGCGACCCACACAGGGTTCAGCGAGCCAGATTGCTTCTCCGGATTGTCCGTATGTTGTACCGCCACATCCAGAGTATCCATCGACACCTTGCCGTTCCTTATCCTCCCGCCCTTGTACCCGCCCTTCCCATCCCTGCTTGAAGGAGTCGGCCATATTCTTACCGCCGTCTGGAGTGTTGCTCCCCACTTCGTTCCGTTGGCTGATGTTCTCGTCTTGCCGTCCTCGCTCACGCTCCCGCTGTTCGCTCCGGTGTGCGCTCCCCTGGGGCACGCTGATGGAGTCGGCCAAAGCATGTTTGGCGGAGGATAGGATACCTGCTCCCGCAGTGTTGAGTGAGTCGTTCGACCTGTTCTGTTGGAGTCGTACTGCTTCTTCAGTGCCTCTTCGCTCCGAACCGGCAGGCTGTCCATAGCGTTTGGAGTGAGCCACAATCCAGCACCTGTCGCGCCTGTGCGCTGCGTCAACGGCGCAAGCTGGAATAATAATCGTTTCGACTTCGTAATCTTCACCTTCCAGATCAACATGCACTTGGTCGAGTGCCATGTTGACGATGCCAGCAACATTCTCACCAATGATCCAACGTGGCCTTGTTTCGCGTATGACTCTGAGCATTTCCGGCCAGAGGTAGCGGTTATCATCCTTGCCTCTTCGCTCGCCGGCAACGGAGAATGGTTGACAGGGAAAACCGCCGGTGAGAAGAGAGATTTCTGGATATAGCTCGCCTCGTACTTGGCGGATATCTTCGATGATCGGGGTGTCCGGCCAGTGCTTTTTGAGGATTGCTTGGCAGAATTTGTCCTGCTCGCAGAATCCGATTGTCTTGTATCCGTTCCACTTTGCGGCAAGCGCAAAGCCTCCGATTCCAGAGAAAAGATCGAGGTGTGTTCTTTCATTCACTTTCTATTAACTCCTTTGCTATTAGTGTTGCGGCATCGACCATGGTGATAATTTGAATAATGTCAATCACTCTTCCATGGGTTGCGCGATCCCTCTCTATTGCCAGCTTGTCGCGTGCAATGAGAAGGATGTCGCGCCCCCACTTGAGGCGTGCTTTTGCCTCAACTTGCATTACGATTCCTTCCGCATCCGAAACTTGCGAGGCTTGCTTTTACCGGCAGCAGACAGCGATATCGCAATCATCTGCTCGCGTGAGCGAGGCTTACCGCCTGCTCCACGCTCGCTACCCTTCTTGCGGTTATCCCTAGCCAACTCACTCATATTCTTCGATACGTCTTTACCTAGTGGCATATTCTGTTTTCCTTTCTGTTTATGGTTTACCGACACACTGTTATTCTCTTTCCTCAATCTTGTAATCATAATTGTCATTGTCCTCAGTAATCCATTTCGGGTTGTCCTCAACAGTGTAAATTTTCCCATTTGTTTTTCTTTCTAAAATAAGATTTTCTTTTACGGTGAAACTTGGATCGAAAACTCTTACGCGATTATTTGGCTGAATAGCATAATTACCGTTATCCAATTCAATAACGTGACCGCTTTTATGTTGGTCTGGCTCTTCACTAAACCCAACGTTTATTTCGTTATAATCGCTATGCGCCCAATCCAACGTGAATAAATATCTTCCAGAATATTTGCTTCCGCTTCTGCCTGTATAGGTCATTTTTTTGTTTTGCAGGACGTAGAATTTTGTTACGGCAATGTGATAGCTAAAACTGTCCCATAGCTCAAGCTCGTGCAACGGCATATCAATAGCATCAGTGCTGTGACAAAATGCGCTAATTGGAGCGTGCCACCATATTCCGCCGTCCTCCATCAAGAAGTTAAACATTGGAACTTGGCTTGGTATGCTTGTAACCCCAAAGATAAGACACTCAAACTTCTTATCAAAACTATCAACCTGGTCACGCAGGTAATTGCCACGAACATAGCAACCTATCTGTGGTATGTTTGCATTAAGGAATGACATATTGTTGAGCCTATTTCCAAGCAGGTCCAGTAAACCAAGCCACCAACACCCAGCGTGTACCCCATATAGGCGCACGCGCACGATGCTCGATGTAGGACGGAAACCAGCAACCAGCCCCCTGCTCGCGGATAAACTGAGTGTTCTCCATATCAGCTTTAACTTGTAGGCCACCACCGATATACTCTTCCGGCGCAGACAGATTAACCACAGCGGTAAGCTTGCGTACTGGTGCTTCTGATGTGTATGTATCCCAATGCCAGGAAAACTTTTGTAGTGGGCGGTATCGCAGGACTTGCAACTGTTGGATGCCTTGGATGTCGAAACGCCATTGCTCGGCATTGATGCCTTCCGTAATCTCTCGCATCACATTGTAGATCCACTCGTAATGCTTTGCGAAAGGTATCCAGCAAGATGAGCAGGTTCGATTGCGGGATATGGCTCTGGTAACGCCATCCTTCGACAGCACAGGCGCGCGCTTCATCCCGATCACCTCCGCATCTTGGCGCAACATCATGCATTGGCTGGATGTCAAAACGTAGCGGTCAACTGATGCGGTTAATACCTTCTGCTTAAACTCGTTCATTTGATCTCCCTGGATAGTTCAAGCAATGATTGGTTTAATGCATATTCAAAGCAAGCCATTTTGTCTTTGACAATATGTTGTCGGCCAGCCTCGGCCATAGCTTCGTACAGATCATCGTCAACATTGACTGTAATCTTGACTGCATCGTACTTCTCAACCTTTAGAAGTTTAATATGTTTCCCCGCTTTTCTTTTTCTCATAGATCCAATTCCTTTCTTATGTAATCAATCAGCTTGAAGATAATAAACAAGGCACAAAAGATTGCCGACAAAGTGATCCAACTGTAAAGCACAAACCAACAGACCACCCAAACAACTCCAGCCATATCAAGTAGGCAAAACATAGTCGTTTTCCTTTATCTTCCGCAACAACGTCCGGTTATCTATCTGGACACCGCTGGCCTTGCACCACCAAGCTATCACTCCGGTCTTAAAGTCGCGCAGCAACTTCTGCACTTCGTGAGAGTTTTTATACTCAAGCGCATCGTTTAATGGCACGCCTGTGTGATCCTTAACAATCTTCATGCCCTTAACCATCCCGCGCTTGCGTAGCATCCTAAGATCACGAATGGCCTGGAGCGCAACCTCACCAGCCAATTGCTGTAATCGTTCATCGTAATCACCGCGACATAGGTGGGTTGACCTCACCGGCCAAGCTCCACCAGCTTTGCGTCATCAGCCTTAATATGGTCAGCTAACTTAACCAGATCGTTAGACTGCCCAGCGTAATGAATAATGTACGCATCTTTGTAGCGGTCTAAACCAAAGTGCGACTCAACGCTAGTCATGCAGTTGAATGACGGATCAAGCTCTGTGAGCGGGATGTTCCATAGGTGCGCCATCACGTTGAGCCAAGTCTGCTCGGCAAAATGATTTGGGTGTAGGCCAATGGGTGGCATTGATAGGATACCAACGGCCTTTGTATGAATCACAAATACGCCTGTATTGACGTAAAACTTAGGCTCGATTACGCCCCCGAAAGCACCGGCCAGTTTAACCATGTCCGGCTTGCGATCCAAGAATGCACCCTCATCAAAAGCGCAAAACAGCCCAGCATCATCGGATAGCTTCGGGCAATCGTTTGCAATCAGAACATCAGCGTCAACGAATGTCACTTGATCGTAATGTTTCGTAGCCAT